ATGTTTGGGTATCAACAGTAGACGCAATTAGTTCATAGGAGAAATAAATGCCTTTCATAGGAAACAAACCAACAGCAATTCCTTTAAGTGCTGATGACTTAGAAGATAATATTATTAGTACAGCAAAAATACAAGACAATGCTGTAACTGCTGCTAAGTATATTGAACCAATACCATTTAGAAACATCATCATCAATGGAGATATGAGTCTTGCTCAAAGATCGACTTCGGTATCTTCTATTACTGCACCTGGTTATAATACAGTTGATAGATTTAGAACTAGTATAAGTAGTGCTGGAACATGGACACAATCACAAGATACTACAGTTCCATCTGCTCAAGGTTTTGCAAAATCATTAAAAATGGATTGTACTACTGCTGATGGTTCTTTGAGTGCTGGAGATTATTTAATTATTTCACAAAAAATTGAAGGTCAAAATTTACAGTATTTAAAAAAAGGAACTTCATCTGCTGAAAGCACAACTCTTTCATTTTGGGTAAGATCAAATAAAACTGGAACATATATTGCAGAATTAGAAGATTCAGATAATTCAAGAACAATTAGTAAATCTTACACAGTTTCATCTGCTGATACTTGGGAAAAGAAAACTTTAACTTATGCTGGAGATACTACTGGTGCTTTTAATAATGATAATGGAAATAGTTTGCAGTTAAATTTTTGGTTAGCTGCTGGAACAACTTATACATCTGGAACTTTAGCAACATCTTGGGAAAGCACAACAAGTGCCAACAGAGCAGTAGGTCAAGTCAACCTTGCAGACAGCACAGCTAACGAATGGTATGTTACAGGAGTACAATTAGAAGCTGGAACATCAGCATCTGATTTTGAGTTCTTGCCACATGATGTGAATTTACAAAGATGTCAGAGGTATTATTATCTTCATGTTGAAGGTACAAGCAATAGTCCAGTAGGAACTGGAACTTATTATAATGCTTCAGAACTTAATGTTGTAGTGTTTTTTCCAACAAATATGAGAACAAGTCCAACTTTACTCTCTGCTTCTGGTTCTAATTATTTTAGGTCTAATACAAATGGTGCTTCTGATGATGTTGATGATTTTTTACTAGGTACATCTTTTGAAACAATAGCACAGATTTATAATACTACAGATGCAAGTGGAACTGCTGGAACAGCAGGATATGTTAGAACAAACAATGCAAGTGCTTACATAGCATTTCAAGCGGAGTTATAATTATGATAGATACAGTTACAAAAAATTATTTAAATAGTGAGTTTGTAAGTTACAAAGTAACTTATACTAATTCTAATTTAATAGTATCAGTACCACTAGACGAAGCAAATTCAGATTACCAAGCAATACAAGAGTGGATAGCAGATGGTGGAACAGTAATAGATAATGGGGGTGGAGAGTAATGGCATATATAGGTAAGACACCAGTAATAGGAAACTTTGTTAAGCTAGACGCAATAAGTGTAGTTAATGGTCAAGCTGCATACACTATGCAAAATGGTGGTGTTAACTTTACTAGCTATGACAATGTTAATCAATTTCTAGTAAGTCTAAATGGAATTTTACAATCTCCAACAGATAGCTTTACTGTATCTGGTTCTACACTTACCTTTGCTAGTAACCTATCTACTGGAGATGTTATAGATTTTGTAATGGTATTAGGTAATACCTTAGACATAGGTACTCCTTCAGATAATACTGTTTCACTTGCAAAATTAACAGCAACAGGAACTAAAGATGCTACAACCTTTTTAAGAGGAGATAATAGTTTTGCGGAAGTACCTGCTGGTGGAATTACAATGGCAGACCAATGGAGAATAACTGCAAATCATACAACAAGTGGAACTATTACTTCAAATTGGGAAAGAGTAGATAATACTGGTTGGGGTGGTATTGGAACTGGAATGACAGAAAGTTCTGGTGTTTTTACTTTTCCATCAACTGGTGTTTATTCAATTAGATTTACTTGTCAAGGTAATGGTGTAGATAATGATAATATTAATGGATATATACAAGTAACTGTAAACAATGCTGATTATACTGATGTAGCAAGAGCTAATTATTCAACAACGGCTGGAGAATTTAACGCATCATCAACTGAATTTTTATTTGATGTAACTAATGTTACTACACATAAAGCTAGAATGAAAGCTGATTCTATTGATGCTGGTTCAGCTGTAGTTGGTAGCACATCAGAAAGCCAAACTTTTGTAACATTTGTAAGATTAGGAGATACATAAAATGGATAAAGATTATTTACAATTAGCATTAGCAACTTTCAATGGTGGAGATTGGTATGGTTGGAAAACACATGATGACAATGGTAATAAAATTCCTAATGAACATAGAATGTGTTATGAGTGTATTAAAATTATTAAAGATGGTGCTACCATGCCAAGCAAAGCAGAAGTAAATGCAAAGATTGAAGAATTAAAACAAGCTGATGCAGATAAAGAAACTAAAAAAGCATCTGGCAAACAAAAACTTTTAGACTTAGGTTTAACTGAAGAAGAAGTAAAAGCATTGATTGGGGTATAATCTATGAGATTATTTTACCAATCAAGAAATTCTTTGTTTGTGAAACAAACAATAGCATTGATAGGAGTATAACATGGCTTTAGCTTCGTTATACTTCGCTAAAGAAATGAGAGGTATCTCATGGCTCTAAAGTTCGCAGTAAATAATTCATTAAGTGCAATCACTAGCTTACCCTCTGGCATATCTGGTGGTGCATTAAATCTTATCTCTACCCAAACAGCAAGTGCTAGTGCATCTATTTCTTTTACATCTGGGATAGATTCTACTTATGATTCCTATATGTTTAAGTTTATTAATATGCATCCAGCTACAGACACAGCATATTTAACTTTTCAAGGTTCTACAAATAGTGGTTCAAGTTATGGAGTTACAATTACTTCTACTGCTTTTTATGCTAGACAAATTGAAAGTGGTGGAAACACAGAATTAAGCTATAATGGAAGTGCAGATTTAGCACAATCTACAAGTTATCAAAGAATTTCGCAAGGTGTTGGAAATGGTAATGATGAAAGTTGTTCTGGAGAATTATTTATTTACAATCCATTATCTACAACTTTTGTTAAACATTTCATGGGAAGAATGCCAACTTATCAATCTGGTGATTATATTTATGATCAATATACTGCTGGTTATTTCAATTCTACATCTGCTCTTGATGCATTTGATTTCAAATTTTCATCTGGAAACATAGATGCTGGAACAATCAAAATGTATGGAGTTTTATAATGTTAGTTAAGCACAACAACAATTCAATATCTGACATAACTTCTGCTGGACAACTTGCACAAGGTAAGATGACTTTAATATCTGAACAAACTGCAAGTGGTAGTGCTTCAATATCATTTACAAGTGGAATAGATAGCACCTATCCAATATATCGTTTTGAGTTTATTAATATGCACCCATCAGTAAATAAATGTTTTTTTGGATTTCAAACAAGTACAAATGGTGGGTCTAGTTATGGAGTTACTTGTACATCAACTTGTTTTGGAACTGGACATACTGAAAATGATGTAGAAGCAATTTTATTTTATGCTTCTGCAAGTGATTTAGCACAATCTACAAGCTATCCTCAATTAGGTATTTATGATAGAATTGGTATTGAAAATGATATGTCTTTGTCTGGCTCTTTAATATTATTCAATCCATCTTCAACTACATTTGTAAAACATTTTATGTTTGATAGTTTTCATTCAGGTGCTGATGGTGGTGCTGCCAACACAAAATCTGCTGGATATTTCAATACTACATCAGCTATTAATGCAATAGATTTTAAATTTTTTAATGCCACATCAAACATAGATGACGGCACAATAAAACTATATGGAATAAAAGGAGATTAATGTTAATTAAACTAAACGACAGAGCAGTAAAAGATGTAACTCAATTTGGTTCTATAAGTTCATTGGGTAGCTTAACTCATATCTCAACTGCTACTGCTAGTTCTAGTGCTAGTATAGAGTTCACATCTGGTATTGATAGTACATATAAGGAATATGTTTTTTATTTTGTGAATATTCATACATCTGCAACAGCAAATTTTACTTTCAATGGCTCAACAGATAGTGGTTCAAATTACAATACAACAAAAACTACAACTCATTTTACACCTGGTCATAATGAAGCTGATAGTAGTACATATTTAGATTATGATACTGGAAAAGATTTAGCACAATCTACATCATTTCAATCATTAGGTTATGGTATTACCACAGGAAATGATGAAAGTTTATCAGGTTATATGCACTTATTTAATCCATCATCTACTACTTTTGTAAAACATTTTATAGCATCTGTTCAATATTATGATTCAAATTTTAGTCAAAATTCATTTGTAGCTGGATATATGAATACTACATCTGCTGTAGATGCTATCAAGTTCCAAATGTCTAGTGGAAACATAGATAGTGGAGAGATATTGCTATTTGGAGTTAATTAATATAAAAGGAGATTATTATGACAGCACCACATAAATTAGTTAATGGTCAAATCGTACCTTTAACAGCAGAAGAAATTGCACAAAGACAACAAGATGAAATTGCTTGGAACAATGGTGCATTTGATAGAGCTATGGCAGATTTAAGACAAAGAAGAAATACTTTGTTATCTGCTAGTGATTGGACACAACTACCAGACACTACTTTAACAACTGCTGAAAAAACTGCTTGGATGAATTATAGAACTGAACTTAGAAATATTACAAATGGATTAACAACTGTTGAGCAAGTTAATTCTGTAGCATTTCCAACTAAACCTGCTTAATGTCTTGTAATAATGTCAATCCAATAACAGGTGGAAGTACAGTTGGTAACATTCCATTTTATTTAGCAGTTCAACAAGGTAAAGTTCCTGGTTACTCTATGGTTAATAAATTTGGATATAATGATTCAATTGGATCAGGTGCTTTTGAAACTATTTGGGAAACAGGAAACAATTATTCTTGGCAAACAGCTCAAGCTACTCTTGATGTAGTCAGTGATAATGCTAATGATGATGTAGTAGGAACAGCTGCAAGAACTTTAAGAATACAAGGACTTGATTCTTCTTATGCTCTTGTGGAAGAAAC